GCTGTCTTAGTGTTCCGGCACCATAATCAACTAATCCAAAATTATTGGCAATATTATTTCTGCTGTAAACAGGTTGCAGAGTTACCTGTAGTTGACTTAGTGTTGGCAATCTAACCGGAGCACCTACTGCATTAGTACCAGCAGGAATTTCCATATAGTCAACATCTGATGGTAACGTATGGCTAAAATTAGTTACTACACAAGGAACGTTTGGAAAATATTCGCTACCGTATCCGTTCAAGAATACCATTGGGGGAGGAGTTCCTGCTAACACATCTTTTCCGTAGAACATTTTTGTAGACACTCGAAAAAACTGTATTGCTGCCATTAAATATGTGCCTTCTTCTACATTTTGTACTGTAAAGTCTCCGGTTATACTAATTGCTCCAATTTCACTACCTTCGTAAAAGTAACTGGCGTAGTTACTGTGTGTTAATGTATTGGTTCCATACCTTGCAGTATGCGAAACAGTAATTTGTGGTGTATAAGGAAATATTACTCCATTTGTTATCGACAATGGACTCATCAGTGAATTGGGAGTATTATAGAATAAATCGGCTACTGTCTGTTGAAAACTAAGTCTGATACGCCAATCCTGTGTAGTATCCACTACTCCACCACCAGCATTTACGTATGTAGGAGGAGCAACTACTGATCCAGATAATGGCTGATAGGGGTTCGAGCCCCCGGGTACCAGCCCAGATGCCGCAAGTCGTGTACTCGTAGGAGTATACGGTTGTCCGTTTGGATATATTGCCTGGGTTGGGATCGGATCTGCCATTTTTATTGTGCCTTGTGTTAAATATTTATGGCAAATAAAATCTGGGCATATTATAAAAAGGTTGACAACACGTAGTAAAAAGTGTTAATATATATCTATAGCCAGGAGAACTAAAATTAAGTTTAATTACCTTAACAACAAAGACATTCTTAAAGAGATACACAAAAGTAAAACCACATACTGTTCATACATTGGGCCAGAATGTGCAGACTACGATATCATTCTAGATAATGTTAAAAAAATTAACAAGAAAAACACGTTAGAAGCTAGAAAACTAAGAGCTGAGCGTTTGGCCAAAGCTGCTTATGATGCAGCAGTATTAGCCACTGGTGAAAAGCAAAAGATGGATCAGTTTGAAATCAAATACACAAAGATTCCTGCTACTGATGTGGTGTTTAGAGTTATGACTTGGGAACACGTACCAATTGACGATGTTAAAACTCGTAGAGCAAAAGATGTTGCCAAAGGCTTATTCGAAGATGAAGACGAAGTTACCCATACCGAATACGACGAAGAAGACCCAAAACACAACAAATATATCAAAGTAAATTTTCCACCGTTTTATCATTATCGAGTAGACGAAGAAGGTAACCCAGTACTAGTGGGCAAAAGCCATTGGAAAGGTGATTTGGAAACTGGAGAGTTCAGCAAGGATCACGGCGCAATGACCAATAAATTGGCTCATATGTTTATGAAACTGTGTGAGCGTTATGCTACTCGTAGTAATTGGCGTGGTTATACATATAATGACGAAATGCGCAGCCAAGCACTATTGCAACTGAGCCAAATTGGACTACAGTTTGATGAGTCCAAAAGTCAAAATCCATTTGCTTACTATACTGCGGCCATTACCAATAGTTTTACCCGTGTGCTTAATGTAGAGAAACGCAATCAAAACATTCGAGACGATATTTTAGAAATGAACAACTTAAACCCCAGTTATACTCGACAAGGTATGAGTGGCGGTAGTAGTTCATACGAAGAATAAACAGACACTCGAAAAGATTGATCTTTTGTTTACAATAGTGTAAACTGTATAGTCACGCACAATAAAGGATACGATGAGTAATTTATTTAAGAAAGCTGCACTATTCACTGATATACACTTTGGACTAAAGTCCAATAGTCTATTACACAACGAAGACTGTTTGAATTTTGTCAAATGGGCTACAACCAAAGCCAAAGAAGAAGGCTGTGAAACTGCAATGTTCTTGGGAGATTGGCACAATAATCGTGCCAATATCAATATTTTAACGTTGACCTACAGTTTAGAAGCGTTGGAGCACTTAAATGATAATTTTGATCGTGTTTATTTCATTCCTGGCAACCATGATCTGTACTATCGCGACAAAAGAGATGTTCAAAGTGTTGCGTGGGCAAAGCATCTCCCAAATGTACAAATATGCAATGATTGGTTCAGCGATGGTAATGTGGTCATTTCCCCTTGGTTGGTGGCTGATGATTATAAAAGAATTCCTAAACTAAAAGGAAAATATATGTTTGGGCATTTTGAATTGCCCAACTTTTATATGAATGCCATGATACAGATGCCAGATCATGGTGAAGTTAAAAGCGAACACTTTGACCAGTTTGAACACGTGTTCACCGGACATTTTCATAAACGACAAACATCAAAAAATATTACCTACATTGGTAATTGCTTTCCGCACAATTATGCAGACTCTGGAGATGATGACCGAGGACTAACTGTATTGGAGTGGGGCAAAGATCCTGTGCACTATGCGTGGCCGGATCAGCCCACATATCGAGTTATGGGACTCAGTACCATATTGAATCACGCAGATGCAGTACTAAAACCCGGAATGCACGTTAGAGTAAATCTTGATATTGATATCAGTTACGAAGAAGCCAACTTTATCAAAGAAACTTATTTAGGCAGTCATAATCTGAGAGAGATTACACTGATCAGTCAGCGTAGTACCGATTTAGATGAATATGCTATACAAGGTAACGTAAACTTTGAAAGTGTAGACCAAATTGTAACCAATCAATTAACGGCTATCTCCAGTGAACATTACGACAACAATCTCTTGCTCGACATCTATAGAAACCTGTAAAATAACTAATGCTTAAAATTCGCAGTTTATCAGTTCGCAACTTTATGAGTGTAGGTAATGCTACACAGGCCATTAACTTTGACAGAGAAGATTTAACTCTTGTATTGGGAGAGAATCTTGATCTCGGAGGAGACGACAGTGGTGCACGTAATGGTACAGGTAAAACCACTATCATTAACGCACTGAGCTATGCACTCTTTGGCCAAGCGTTAACCAACATTAAAAAAGATAACTTAATCAACAAGACCAATACCAAAGGTATGTTGGTAACCATTGACTTTGAATGTAATGGACAGAGCTATCGCATTGAGCGTGGTAGAAAACCCAATGTACTGAAGTTTTATGTTAACGATGCTGAACAGGAAAGCAAAGACGACAACAGTCAAGGTGATTCAAGAGAAACACAACAAGAAATTGAACGATTGCTTGCTATGAGTCACGATATGTTCAAACATATCTTGGCTTTGAATACTTACACTGAACCATTTTTGAGCTTGAAAGCCAACGATCAACGTGCTATTATCGAACAATTGTTGGGTATTACACTACTAAGTGAGCGTGCAGAAGTATTAAAAGAACAAAATAAAACAACAAAAGACGCTATCCAGCAAGAAGAATACCGTCTTAAGGCGGTAAATGACGCTAACAATCGTATTAAAGAACAAATAGATGCATTGGTTCGCAGACAAACGTTGTGGCAAAAGAAAAAAGCCGACGATTTATCTTCTTTACAAGTGGCTTATGACGAGCTGGCAAAATTAGACATCGAAGCAGAGATAACTGCACATCAGGCCTTAAATGCTTATAACACAAAACGCAAAGCCATTACCGAACTAACCAATTGGATAAAACGGTGTGAGCTGGATGAAAAACGTGAAAACAAAATTATCGATCAACTGCGAGCTGATATTGCTGCCTTAGAAGATCACAAGTGTCACGCCTGTGGACAAGACTTACACGACGACAGCCACGAAAAGATGTTGGAATCTAAACGTAGTGCTTTACAAGAAGCTGCGCTACAAGCATTGGCTACCAACACACAATGGATGGAGCATACTCAAGCACTGGCAGACCTGGGTGAGTTAGGTGCACAACCTAAAGTTTATTACAACACCGAAGCAGATGCTTTTGAACATCGTAGTAGTATGTCTACATTATTAAGTCAGATTGTAAGTAAAGAAAGCGAAGCTGACCCTTTTGCAGAACAAATTGACGATATGAAAACACAGGCTCTGCAAGAAGTCAGCTACGATTTAATGAATACTTTAACAAAAATTCGAGAACATCAAGAGTTTTTGTTGAAGTTGTTGACAAACAAAGACAGTTTTATACGTAAAAAGATCATTGATCAGAATCTCAATTACTTGAATGCACGCCTAAGTCAGTACTTAGACCGTATTGGATTACCACATACCGTTAAATTCCAAAACGATTTAACTGTTAGCATTGAAGAATTAGGTAGAGAGCTAGACTTTGACAATCTCAGTAGAGGCGAACGCAATAGGCTTATTTTAAGTTTGAGCTGGGCCTTTAGAGATGTTTGGGAAGGTCTATATCAACCTATTAACTTGTTGTTTATCGACGAGTTGATTGATAGTGGATTGGACAGTTCGGGCGTTGAAAACAGTTTAGCAATACTTAAAAAGATGAGCCGAGAGGCCAACAAGAGTGTTTGGTTAGTAAGTCACAAAGACGAACTGATCAGCAGGGTTAACAATATACTAAAAGTAGTAAAAAGCAACGGATTTACAGAGTACGACAGTACAGTAGAAATAACATAATTTTTTATCATGGCTCACACAGGCATAACTATATTACATATGGAGTTGTCGAGTGACGTGGTACTTTCAAAACAATATAATCGAGGAATTGCCTGAAGATTGTATAGGTTTTGTGTATCTTATCACTAACAACGTTTCCAATAGGAAATACATAGGTAAGAAATTAGCCAAATTCTCAAAAACAACATACAAAACAGTAAAACTTAAAAACGGCACAAAAAAGAAAAAGAAAATCCGCTCAAAGGTCAACAGTGACTGGCGGGAATATTATGGCTCAAACGACGAATTAAACAAGGATGTGGCTGAACTAGGGGCTGAAAATTTTACAAGGGAAATACTATACCTTTGTAAGAGTAAAGCAGAGTGCAGCTATATCGAAGCAAGAGAGCAATTTAGACACCAAGTCTTAGAATCAGCAGATTATTATAACGGACAAATCTCGGTCCGTGTTCATGGCTCCCACATCAAAAACAAGTTAAATGGTTAACAGGATTTTATTATGGTCAGTAAAAAGAATGAGTATGCTTTTACCAAAATGCCTTGGGGAAAGTACAAAGGTTGTTTCCTAAGTGAGTTACCGGATGATTATATAATCTGGGCAGCAAACAATTGGAGTGATCGTGGTACAAGAACCATGTTTTTAGTTGAATTAGAACGCAGAAAAGCATCTAGTAAACCAAAAGCAAAACCAAAAGATACAGTAAACAATTCAGGCAGTTAAGACTCGCACAGGTTAAAATCATGTGCCTATGACAAGGGGACCACGGGTTACCCGGACAGAAGACTCTTTGCGCCCAAGAGCACTCAGCAACTATCCCTAAGGTGGGACGACGATCACAAAAGCTGTGGTTTTGCTGTTTGAAAGATTAAAAAGCAGGTTATCTGTCAGGAGTATAGATAATCTTTAAGTTAATAAAGCGAAAATGACGTGCTAGCGATAGCACACGCTTGTATAAGATGTTAGCGTATTTTATATAAGTCGCCGTTGGGAAGACGCAACTCGAGGTACCGGCCAACCGCCTCTGTAATTGTTGTAACGCTAAGTGATTGTGCTACTCGGATGAAGTAATTCAATTTCACTTTGCCCTGCGCGGGCAAAGTGTGACTGATTAATCTGGATGAAACTATTTCGCAGCAGCGAAAAAGAAAACAGTGCATCACTGAGCGATAGCGAAAGTGATTGATGAGCACAAGCTCATCTCGTTAGTATATAAGTTGTCCAGTTTTTTTACTTGCTTCTTGATTTTCGTTAATAATTTTATTGATAATACTTCTATCTTGATTGCCTAACATCATGGCATCGTCATAGGTAATACTTCCTCGCATCCACCAACATATACGCAGAGCTTCCTCTTTAACGGCTTTTGCTTCTCTTTCGAATTGATTGATAAATTCGAGAATTTCCTGCGTGTCACTGAGATTCAAAAGCCTTAGACGAAAAAATTACTGTAGTCAAATACGATAGGTATATCAAATGGTGTATTACAATCTTGGCAAACTGCAGGTTGTGGTTTTATACTATTTTCTTCGTTGATTTCTTCTAATCTTTTTTGTACAGTTTTAATAACTTGATTACTGGCATTATTGTAGTATTCACTGATTTGTTCTTTGTCAGTGACCACAATACCCTCTGGTGTAGTAATTGATTCTGTACTGTCAGCTAGTACTTTGATGTTTAATTCGACTAGTTTTTGTAAACGTTTTTCCATTTCAGCAGCTTTAGTCGTATCGTCTAATTCCGAATTGTTTAAGGTCTGCAACATACGAGACTCTTCAAACTTAATTAAATTGATATTATTCAATGAAAAATACAGTTGAGGAGCTAGTTTGATAGCTAATCCGTCTACACTAACTGGTGTTTTATAGTCAGCTGGGCGGATACTTTCTAATATAGTGCTTAAAGGCAATCCATAATTGTGTTCTTCGTTACAAGCAGGACATTTAGAACTAAACTCCATGGTATCACCGTAACTGGCAATACGAATAGCCAATAGTGTTGCGTCAACATCAATGCTGGGCATTTTCCAAGGATCTACAATATTTGGGCAACAACTTTTAATAACATTAACTTGTCCCTGTCCATTCATAAGTGCGTCGGGCGTTTTTAGTGTAATTTCGTCTTGAGCAGTCATTGGGTATACGGGCATATCTCCAGTAGGGCTCATATTAATACTACCCGGGGGCCAGTACTCTCCGTTGCTGGGCAATTTGAAATAAATTGCAGGTTGGCGAAAATGTTTGGTTAATGGGTTAGGAGCTTTGGAACTCATGGTTTGAATCCTATAAATAGTTGATATACATATTTATCGGTAAAAACCAATGACAGATTTAAGTGAAGAGTCTCTTCAAAAATTTACAGACGCATTAGAAAAATTCAGTGAGCGATTTGGCTTTGCCACGGATGATCTAAAAAAATCTACTAAAAGTACTAATAAAACATTTGCCAAAGGCAACCAGCAATTAGATACATTGATTAAACGGTTTAGTAAATTAGACGATGGTGTTCTTAAAAGCTCAGACGCTAACAGAAGACAAAGTGCCAGTCTTAGGGAACTTAGAAAAACCACTGACGAATTCTCAGAAGAATTGGGACTAGGCGGTGCAGAACTAGTTGAAGAAATTAAAAAGCTACAGACCAAAGTTGCTTCTGTACAAATTGGTTATACCCTGGGAAAGGCGCTAGGTGATACTGCTGCAAGTTTATATGCTTTTTCTAAAGATATTACCAGTGGCTTGTTAGGCAATTTAACCAGCAATGCCAGCGGATTTAAGATAGCTGCAGACATAATGTCTACAGGAGTTACTTTAGCGGCTGCAGAAGGCAATACCTTGGGCAACACCCTTAAAGATGTTGGTTCATCAATAATGGGATTTGGCAAAAGAGGAATGGTAGCTGGTCTTGCCTTGCAAGGGCTAGGCGAAGTTACAAAATTTGTCGCAGGTGAACTCAGTGCATTGGCCAAAGCTGGTATACAGTTGCTGGCTCAAGAAGCAGACAAGTTAGTTGCTGCATTTAATCAATCTGCAGCTGCTGGTGCATTATTTGCTACTGGTATGGATGGATTTACCAATGCGGCCGCAAATGCCTACTTGACTGTGGATCAATTTTCAAATGTTGTAAAAAATAATGCAGACATAATTACTAAATCTGGATTGGGAATGGCCGAAGGAGCCAAAAGGATTGGCGGAGCATTGCACTCAGGCGGTGATTCAATGAGAATCAGTTTATTAAAATTGGGTTACAGTTTTGAAGAGCAAGCTGGATTGGTTGCTGAAACCATGAAGGATATGACTCAGAACAACGGTCCGCTAAGAGCAAGTAACGCAGAAGTAGCAAGACAAACTCAATTGTATGCTGATAATTTAAGAACTATCACTGCAATCACAGGAGAAGATGCTAAAAAGAAGATGGACAAAGCTAGGGAAGATGCAGCCCAATTGAGATTCCAACAAAAACTGGCAGAAAAAACACCCGAACAACAAGCTGCAGTACTAAGAGCCATGGGAAATATGAATGAAATTCAACGCAAGAATTTTATCGATATGGTAGACTTTGGTACAATAGTTAATCAGCAAGGTGCACTGGCTCAAGCGGCCAGTCAGGGTATGAGTAACCTAGTAGGGGATACTTATAAAGCTTTTCAAACTAATACATTAGATGAATTTAGAGCAAGAGAGCTTAATGCACAGTACAATTCGCAAATACAAAAAGATATGATATCCGGCAGTTTAGCAGTTGGTATTGCTACTGCAGGTGCTGCAGGATCTGCAGATGCTGCTGGGCAAGCGGCAAAAGGATTTGGTGCATTGCTTGAAGAAATAAGACCTGCAACTGCAGAAGCAATTAAATCAGCAGAAGCAAATGTACAACTTGCTAAAAACGCACAGGGATTGTCGCAAACAGTAGCAGATGTTGCAACTCAAACACAAACATTAAAATTATTAGTGCAACGCGATGTTATTGACAGTTTAGGACAGTTTTCTAAAGTGGTATTAGAAACAGTCAAAGGTGTGCGTCAAATGCTTGAAGAAGCAGGAGTTGGTAAGGGCGGTGGAAATAACACTTCCTTTATGGATAGACACGGCAGAACAATGTTGGACATTGGTGCTGGCGCACTCGGAGCAGGACTTGAAGGTACTGTTGGATTACTGGGAGCAGGACCAGTTGGTGCGGCTGCCGGTGCAGTAAGTGGTGCAACAACTGGCACTATGATTGGCGATTGGCTAGCTGATAAGTTAAATTTACCTAAAAAAGCCGACGGAGGCGTTACTTCAGGGCCAAGTATAGCAGGAGAAGATGGCCCAGAAGCAGTTATACCACTTAAAAATGGCAATGTACCTGTGTCAATTGATTTTTCTATGCTGACTAATGCAATGCGTGATCAGACAAAATATCTAGAAAGAGTAGCAGATGCAGTGGAAGATAGTATAGGTATACAGGAAAAAATATTAAAAGCTGCTTATTAAAATTAGGTAAATATCACATAAGGCAGTAATATACTATGGCTTGGAAAAAATATTTTCGAACAGTTAATAACGGGGGAGCAGTTAGTCCCTTGGGCAACGGTTCGGGCGCACAATTTGGTTATAAAAATTACCAAAGCAATTTACCTGAAGTTTATATCGGGCATCCTAATCGAGTTGAACGTTACAATCAGTACGAGCAAATGGATATGGATTCAGAAGTTAACGCTGCTTTAGACATTTTAGCAGAGTTTAGTACACAAAAGAACGAAGAAAACGGCACCGCTTTTAAGTTTTATTGGAAAGAAAAACCCACAGATAATGAAGTTAACATCATAAGAGAACAGTTAACACAGTGGGTAAGTTTGAATGAATTAAACAAACGTATATTCAAAATCTTTAGAAATACCATCAAATACGGAGATCAGATCTTTATTCGAGACCCTGAGAACTTTAAGTTATTGTGGGTTGAGATGGGAAAAGTTGTTAAAGTTATTGTCAATGAAGCCGACGGTAAAAAACCTGAACAATATGTGGTCAAAGATCTTAGCCCTAACTTTCAAAATTTAACTGCTACACAGGTCAACACCAGTGATGTTAGTGTTAATCATCCGCAGGTTGGCGGTAGTTCAGGTGCATATGTGCAACCTAAAAACCCTTATAGCGGCGGCAGTCGATTTACGCACGCTCAAAACGAAAGCACAATTAATGCAGAACACGTAGTGCATTTAACACTAACAGAAGGACTTGACTTTAGCTGGCCTTTTGGTAATAGTGTACTGGAAAATGTATTCAAAGTATTCAAACAAAAAGAATTGCTTGAAGATGCAATTATTATCTATCGTGTGCAACGTGCGCCAGAGCGTAGAATTTTTTACATTGACGTAGGTAATATGCCTAGTCATATGGCCATGGCCTTTGTGGATCGTGTTAAAAACGAAGTACATCAACGTCGTATCCCCACACAAACAGGTGGCGGACAAAATATGATGGATGCCACATACAATCCATTAAGTACCAACGAAGACTATTTCTTCCCACAGACTGCGGACGGTCGTGGTAGTAAAATTGATACATTACCGGGCGGACAAAACCTAGGTGAAATTACTGACTTGCACTTTTTTACCAATAAGTTATTCCGCGGTTTGCGTATTCCTGCCAGCTATTTGCCCACCGGATTAGATGACGGAACCAGTAACGGTAACACATTTAGCGATGGCCGTGTTGGTACCGCATTAATTCAAGAATGGCGTTTTAATCAATACTGTATGCGACTACAACGTATGGTGGTGGAAAAATTAGATTCAGAATTCAAAATGTTCTTGCGTTGGAGAGGTATCAATATTGACGGCGGATTATTTGATCTGCAGTTCAATGAGCCACAAAACTTTGCCAGCTATCGTCAAGCTGAAGTTGATGGTGCCAGAATTGGATCATTTACACAATTAGAAGGATATCCTTACCTTAGTAAGCGTTTCTTGCTAACACGTTATTTGGGATTAACTGAAGAAGAAATGACAGATAACGAGCGTATGTGGAAAGAAGAACAAGGCGATATCGAAAGCGCACCTGCAGAAACTAGCGATTTGCGTAGTGTAGGTATTAGCCCAGGCGGTATGAATACTGATATCGAAAATGCTGAAATGCCGGATCTTGGCGGTGAAGAAGGTGGCACAGTGGGTACAGGTGCACCTGGCGGAGCAATTGGCGGACTCGGTGGCGGACAAACTAATGCAGTCAATGCACCTGTTTGACGGCAAATACGGTAAATATCCATATGCAAATATTAGAATTATTTGAACCAATACCAAAAGGTTATCGTGATGAAAAGTCCGATAATAGCGTTATTCACGCGGACGATACACGCAAAACTCGTCTTACGTTAACTAGGTTAAACAAGCTGCGCATCATGAATGATGTAAGAACTCTTGAGCAAGAAAAGAAATTAGAAACACTACAAACTCAGTACAAAGCACCTGCTGCTGAGGGCGGTGGCGGGCTTGGATTATAATTATACCGTATTTTTCCTTAAAAAACGCCCATTTAACCCTACTTTTGACTAAATTCTGTAAATAACTATACAGAATTCCGTTACATATTTTATAAAAGGAACCGAATATGAACAACTATGAACAATTAATTGAATACATCATTAATGGTGAAGAAGATAAAGCTCGTGAGCTTTTCCACAATATTGTGGTTAGCAAATCACGTGATATCTATGAGTCATTAATCGACGAACAAGATTTAGAAGAAATTGGTGGCAACCAAGTTGAAGAACTTGCTAACCAAGTTTCTGATGACGAAGAAGGAATGCAAGAAGCCGAGGAAGATTTTGATTCAGAAGAGTCAGAAGAAGACGAAGACGGCATGGAGCAAGACGGCGAAATGGGCGACATGGAGCACGGTGAAGAAGAAGGCAATGTTGAAGATCGCGTAATGGATCTTGAAGATGCTCTTGACGAACTCAAAGCAGAATTTGATGCATTGATGGCAGGTGAAGAAGCTGAAGAGCACGATCATCCTGGTATCCACGATGTTGGCGGTCCTGATTCAGAAATGATGGGCGACGAAGACATGGACGAAATGTCTGGTATGATGGAAGCCAAAGACGAAGAAGAGGACGAAGAAGAGGAAGACGACGAAGAAGAAATGTCTGAATCTAAAATGTCTAACAAGAAAGATATGAAAAAAGACTCACGTAAAATGACCGAAGCCGAATGGATTCGTGAATACGTTGAGAAAATTGGCGAGCCTTATAAGGGCGAGTTTAGCAATGGCGAAAGCGGCAACACAGTTGGCGCAGGTGGTGATAAGCCCGCATTGAATTCTAAGAGCATTGTTGCTGGTAAGAATGATATGGGCGGTTCTACTGCTAATATTGCTAAAGGTGGTGCAAACCAAGATCCGGACGGTAAAGCAATTGAGCAACCTAAAAATGAATATGCTAAGAAGCGTGGTGAATTGCCAGGCGCTAACAAATTCAAAAATACCCCAGGCGGCGACTCTGGTAAGACAGCTTACAAAGAGAAAGCATCACGTAGCTTCGGCAAAGGTGATAGCGAGTCTGGTAAGACAGTAGGCTCTGACGGTTCTGTTCCAGTTAACAAGAAGTCAGAAATTGGCGGCAAAATTCGTTAATTGGTATAAGCAATGAACTTACTAAGAGAACATTTAACCTTTGATAACGCTAGAATGGAAGTTCTGGCGGAAGACTCTGCGGACGGCAAAGGTAAGAATCTCTATATGAAGGGTATATTCGTACAAGGCGGTGTGAAGAACGCTAACCAACGTGTATATCCAGTTCAGGAAATTGCTGAAGCTGTTGAAAGTATACACAAACAATTGAAGGAAGGTTATAGCGTCTTAGGCGAACTAGATCATCCTGATGATTTGAAAATTAACCTAGACCGTGTAAGTCATATGATCACAGAAATGTGGATGGATGGCCCTAACGGTTTTGGTAAGTTAAAGATTCTCCCTACACCAATGGGGAATTTAGTTAAAACAATGCTGGAAAGCGGAGTTAAACTAGGAGTGTCCAGTCGTGGTAGCGGAAACGTTAACGAGGGAACTGGCCACGTAAGTGACTTTGAGATAGTCACAGTTGATATAGTTGCACAACCCAGTGCGCCTAATGCATACCCAAAAGCCGTTTACGAAGGGCTTATGAATATGCGTGGAGGCCATAGAGTTCTCGATATGGCAAGAGATGCCGGTGCAAATCAAAAAGTCCAGAAGTATTTGGCCGAGGAAGTAAAACGCCTTATCCAAGACTTAAAAATATAATAGGAGAAGCCAATGTTTGATGCATTGAAACCATTAGTAGATAGTGGCATCATTAACGAGGAAACCAAAGCGTCTATCAACGAAGCTTGGGAATCTAAGTTAACTGAAGCTCGCGAACAAATTCGTGCAGAAATGCGTGAAGAGTTTGCTGGCCGCTACGAGCACGATAAAAGTGTAATGGTCGAAGCTTTAGACAAAATGGTTACAGAAAGTCTCCAAAAAGAAATTCGTGAATTTGCAGAAGAAAAACAACAAGTTGCTGCTGACCGTGTTCGCTTTGCTAAACGCATGAGCGAAAGCGCAGGTAACTTTGATAAATTCTTAGTGGGAACACTATCAGAAGAAATCAAAGAACTACGTAGCGATCGTAAAACTTATCAAGAAAACATCCGTAGACTTGAACAGTTTGTTGTTAACACTTTGGGCGAAGAAATTCAAGAATTTGCAAAAGACAAACAAGATGTAGTAGAAACAAAAGTTCGTTTAGTACGTGAAGCTAAAGCAAAATTAGCAGGCTTACAACAAAAATTTGTTACACAATCTGCTGCCCTTGTTAAAGAATCTGTAGCACAACATCTAAACAAAGAATTGACTCAACTTAAAGAAGATATCCAAATTGCTCGTGAGAACAGTTTTGGCCGTCGTTTGTTTGAAGCATTTGCTAGTGAATTTGCTGTTACTCACTTAAATGAGAACCAACAAATCGCTAAATTAACAAAAGCATTAAAACAAAGAGAGCAACAAATTGTAGAAGCCCGCAAGGTTGTACAAAGTAAAGCTGCACTAGTTGAATCAAAAGACCGTGAAATTCGTATTATCAAAGAATCACAAGAGCGTACAGCAACTCTTAACGAGTTACTGAAGCCTCTAAACAAAGAGAAACAGGCTGTAATGAGCCAGTTACTCGAAAACGTGCAGACCGACAGAATGAAGTCTGCATTTGAAAAGTATCTACCAGCAGTTCTAAATAACTCTGTGTTACCTAAGTCTGAAAAGGCTGTGTTGGCAGAGAGTCGTGTAGAAGTTACTGGTGATAAAACTGCTAAGGTCAGCGCCGAACCCGACTATAATAATGTAGTCGAAATCAAGCGTTTAGCAGGGCTTAAATAAACCCTAATTAGGAGAAAAATAAATGACACAAGCACTATTAGAAGGCCGTTGGGGCGAGACAAAAGATGCCCTGCTCGAAGGTCTAAGCGGTTCTAGAAGAACCACAATGGGTGTAATCCTTGAGAACACTCGTAAGCATTTGGCAGAAAATGCAACTGCTGGCGCAACATCCGCAGGTAACGTAGCAACACTTAACCGTGTTATTCTACCAGTTATCCGTCGTGTTATGCCTACAGTTATTGCCAATGAAATCGTTGGCGTTCAACCAATGACTGGACCTGTAGCACAGATCCATACATTGCGTGTTCGCTATGCAGATACAGTAACAAGTTCGGCAGCAAGTCCATTCGACACTAGCGCATCAGCTGGTGACGAGGCATTGAGCCCATTCAAAATTGCTACTGCATACTCAGGTAGTACTGCTACTGGACGTGCTTCAAGCACAAGTTCATTAGAGGGTCAACCAGGTAAGCGTATCAATGTTCAAATCTTGAAACAAGTTGTTGAGGCTAAAACTCGCAAGTTGTCAGCACGTTGGACATTTGAAGCAGCTCAAGATGCACAATCAATGCACGGTTTAGATATCGAAGCAGAGATTATGGCAGCTTTGGCACAAGAAATCACAGTTGAAATTGACCAAGAGATCCTAGGATCACTACGTTCATTGGCAGCTACTGATTACGCTTTTGACCAAGCCGCAGTATCAGGTACAGCTACATTCGTAGGTGACGAGCACGCCGCTTTGGCAGTGTTGGTTAACCGCGCAGCTAACTTGATTGCTCAACGCACACGTCGTGGCGCAGGTAACTGGGCAGTTGTATCACCAGCAGCTTTGACAGTATTGCAATCTGCAACTACTTCAGCTTTTGCTCGTACAACAGAAGGTACATTTGAAGCACCTACAAACACTAAGTTTGTTGGTACATTGAACGGCGCAATGAGAATTTATGTTGACGGTTATGCAAATGACTCAACTGCAGTTCTAGTTGGATATAAAGGTTCTAGCGAAGCTGATGCAGCTGCGTTCTATTGCCCATATATTCCATTGATGAGTTCTGGAGTTGTTCTTGACCCAAGTACATTCGAACCAGTAGTTGGCTTTATGACACGTTATGGATACGTAGAGTTAACAAATACTGCTTCGTCTTTGGGCAATGCAGGCGACTACTTGAGTGAAATCAGTGTAGCAAATCTTTCTTTCCAATAATATTGGAAAAAAACTTTTTACCCTCGGGATGGGAAGTTACATTAAAGGACCGCAATTGCGGTCCTTTTTTGTTGGCTTGATAAATAATACTAACATAGGAATTTAATTATGTCATTACCATATGGAGTTAAAGTTGAATCAGGTATCGTGGTTGGTCCTGGAATATTTATTGGACTTGGTCAAGGTTCGTCTGGCATCTCTGCACCAGTTGCATCAGATTTTGCGGTAGGCCCTAATCCACCTAACGGACTAGTAGTAGGATATTCGTTAGGATTATCTACCAACATTACAGGTAGTTATAACAGTGTTACTATATTAACTCAAACAGGATCTGGTAGTGCAGTAGTTTCTGGTACAGACATATTATACAGCGGAAGCCCTTCTGGAAATCACAGCACTTTGACTATAACGTATACAGTAACTGGACCAGGCGGAACATCAAATATAGGAACTATTACAGTTGAAAATGGATGTTGTATAGTAGCCAGTGCATTAACTGCACAAGGTTTATGGACATCGAGACAGTACAAAGCACTTAACATTTGGGGTGCAGAAGTACTTGACAAGTCGTTTGCTGGCCGCGCATTGCACAAAGGTTATCACATAATTGCTCCTAAGGTAGTAATACCGGCAATCAAACAACAAGGCACCTTAAAAGCAAAATACTTTAAGTGGAGTTTTGATAACGCTACTAAAATGTTAAGAGGTAAAAAATACGATAAACTTTCAATCGTAAATAGTGCAGTATGGATTGGTGTAATGACTATTACTGGTTTATTTACTAAACAAGAACAAGCTGATAAGTCTTGGAAATCAATTTATAAGGATACAAAATAATGGCAACAATTAATAGTACAATCGATAATTGTGTACTACACAATATATTAAGTAATGCAGCAACTTCACCTGATTATAAAAGTCACGCAGATAAGCTAACTGCATTTGCTAACTTGTTGCCACAATCTGTAGTTGATCAGTATTATACTAAATCAAAACAAATTATAGATAGTAAGAAATATACTCCTGAGCAATTTGCAAGTATGTATCAGCAAAAGATTATTCCTTTAGTTGAAACAAGCGTCGACGAAACAGTATTTGCATCTCAATTATTGAGTCTATTGGATACATTATAAAATTAAAGGAAAAATATAATTAAAAACTAATTAGTATCGATAGATTTTTGCCATTTTAAGTAAATAAGTATGTTCACACTCTGAAATGAGTGTTCTCGGAGCAGCCACTTCGGGTAGCTTAGAACGCTAACATACTATAAAGGAAAATAAAATGGCAAAATTAAAAATCTCTAAAACAACTTCAGTAAGCGGAGTTACTTATCCCCAACCACGTACAGATCGTCAGACTGGACCAGAAACAATTACCAGCAACGGTGTAACAGGTCACCCAGGTAGTGTTGGTGGTATATACACACAAGCTGGAGCACAAATACACGCACAAGTAAACACAGGCAATGGTCCTACTAACGGTAGTATTTTGCGTCAAAAAGGTGCGCACAAGTTTTTATGTACTGACGGTACAAGCAAAAAAGTTTGCAAACTAGTACCAAGTCGTGTACCAGACGGCGGCCCAGGACAAATGAGTATCCCAGTTTACACAACGGTATTCAGCGGCAATATTGCTGACACAGTAGGTAATGCAACATCATCATATTTGTACTATCAAGTATCAAGTATTGTTGGTGATGCTAGTGGTATTAAAATTGGTGCAAACATTCACAACATTCAGCAAAGTATTAACGGTAATGTAGTTATTACAGCCATTAATGCAACAGTTGGTAATATTGGTAATGTTACAGTTAACTTCAGTTTACAAGATGGAGATCCCCCAAGTGGTGTTTATATTATGGAAGCAGGTTTCTTTGCTAGCCGTATTACAAATCGTTGGGTCTATGATTTTAACGGTAACAAATATCGTTATTGGAGTCAGTTACCAACAACTGCAAAACCATACCACGTGGACGCAGCAGCGGGTACTGTAGGTTTTGTACAAATTCCTGATGCTGTATAAAACACAAAAATAAATAATTTTTGATAAAATGCAAATAGGGCTGGTAACAGCCTTTTTTGCTTTGTTGATAACGGAATAAATATCTAAAACAGGATAATTCATGAGCTCGAATGACAATATATCGTCTGGTAATTACAATCTCACCACTTTAGATCCAACTGGTAATGTAGTTGTTACTACTAAAGACTTTGTTATTAACGGTAATTTAATTGTTAATGGTAGTTCAGGATTGGTTACATCAGTGGGACCAACTGGTCCAACAGGCCCAGCAGGACCTGCAGGTCCGTCAGGTAGCCCTGGTCCGTCAGGACCAAGAGGGCCATCAGGACCGTCGGGGCCTACTGGTGCAGGAGTACAAGGACCACAAGGACCAAGCGGCTCATTGGGACCATCAGGACCAAGCGGACCATCAGGACCGTCAGGGCCTACTGGTGCAGGAGTACAAGGACCACAAGGACCAAGCGGCTCGGTAGGACCATTAGGACCAAGCGGACCATCAGGCCCTAGCGGCCCTGCAGGACCAAGCGGACCATCGGGACAATTTGGACAAGACGGTAAACTTGGACCGCAAGGACCACAAGGTCCCAGTGGTTTAGATAGTACAGTACCAGGCCCACAAGGACCACAAGGACCGGCCGGTACTAGCGTAGAAATTCAAGGGTCTGTTGCAGTTTACACTGCACTTCCGAGTTCTGGACAAACATTAGGTTGGGGATACATAACATCTGATACTGGACATTTATGGGTTTATACTGGAACAAGTACAACAGATTCAACACATCATAATGGATTCTTAGATGTAGGAAATATTACCGGACCGACAGGCGCTCAAGGACCGCAAGGACCAACTGGAATTCAAGGAAATACAGGAGCACAAGGTCCACAAGGCATACAAGGAAATACTGGAGCACAAGGACCGCAAGGCATCCAAGGGCCAACAGGAATTCAAGGAAATACTGGAGCACAAGGACCCCAAGGCATCCAAGGGCCGACTGGAATTCAAGGAAATACTGGAGCACAAGGACCAACAGGTGTACAAGGACCAACTGGTGTACAAGGCCCTACTGGTGTACAAGGACCGCAAGGACCACAAGGACCAATTGGACTAGACGGAGCACAAGGATTACAAGGACCGCAAGGACCACAAGGACCATCGGGTCCACAAGGTACTCAAGGAAATCAAGGATTATCTGGTGTACAAGGACCACAAGGACCAACTGGTGCACAAGGACCAAGCGGTCCACAAGGAGCCGCTAGTACAGTACCAGGACCACAGGGACCGACTGGAATAGGCGTACAAGGACCACAGGGACCACAAGGCGTACAAGGGCCAAGCGGATCACAAGGCCTAACTGGAATCCAAGGAAATACTGGAGCACAAGGACCGCAAGGTGTTCAAGGACCAACTGGTGTACAAGGGCCACAAGGTCCTTCTGGTCTTACTTTTACTAATGTATATAGTACTGATACTTTTAGTTTAGCCAATCCTGCTGGATCTCCTACATTTACAGTTAATCAACTTGGAGCTTTTCAAGTTGGTAATAGAATTCGTGTCTGGAACAGTGATTATAACTTTTTTGAAGGCACATTAGCTAATATTAATATAGATAACGGGTATAGTAATTTACATTGGCAAGTAACCAGCGATTATGTAAAAACTTCAGGAGTTCCTAAATCTTTTTGGAGTGTTAGTCTAGTAGGGGAATACGGCTCGCAAGGGCCCCAAGGACCACAAGGTCCAATTGGTCCAATTGGACTAGACGGTGTACAAGGACCACAAGGCACACAAGGACCAAGCGGACCATCAGGACCAAGCGGACCACAAGGCCCCAGTGGAGTCAGTAATGTACCCGGACCACAAGGACCACAAGGTCCTAGCGGAGCAGGTGTTCAAGGCCCAACTGGTGCGCAAGGGCCACAAGGACCATCGGGCCCAAGCGGTCCGCAAGGTCCAAGCGGAGTTAGTAATGTACCCGGACCACAAGGACCAACGGGTATACAAGGACCAACGGGTATACAAGGACCACAAGGCCCACAAGGATTCACTGGATTTACAGGCCCAAGTGGCCCACAAGGTCCAAGTGGCCCACAAGGTCCAAGTGGAGTTCAAGGACCACAAGGCGTTCAAGGACCAAGCGGACCACAAGGATCTGCTAGTACAGTACCGGGTCCACAAGGCGCGCAAGGACCAACTGGTGTACAAGGACCGACTGGAGTACAGGGTGCACAAGGACCAACTGGAGCACAAGGACCACAAGGACCACAAGGAGCCGCTAGTACAGTACCAGGACCGCAAGGACCACAAGGACCAAGTGGTCCACAAGGAGCCAAAGGATCGAGCGGAACTGGAGAATGGTATCCTGTATTTTCTGCAGGTGTATCTACTCCGTATGTTCAAGTAACACCTTATGTATTTGAAAATTATAGTTCAACTCCAGAAACTTGGACAGATTTTATATATTCACAAGAAGGATATGTCAACGGAGCATATACTGCAATAACTCCAATGATTCAAACTTCTCCAAATGTTACATATACTATGTCAGCTGGTTTAACCAGTACTAGTAGTATAACCACAGTAAATGGTTTAGTTGGATCACCTGCAAATAGATATATCTATATAGATTATGGTTTTTACATAACAACAATCAATAATACCGGAACTTATCTTATATACGAAGACGGCGCATATCAAAATGTCACCGGTTCTTGGTCAGCAGGTGATCAGTTGTATGTAATCTATGATGGATTAAATGTCAAGTATTATTATAATAATACTTTGCTTAGAACAGTTGCTAGAAGCACAGGTTCTGCACTACATCATGCTGGTACATTAAAAAGTATCTATGCATCTTATCGTGCTTCTTTTGGACCTAACGGACAGTCAGGAGTACAAGGACCACAAGGACCACAAGGCCCTGGCGGGACAGGACCACAAGGACCACAAGGACCACAAGGCCCAAGCGGAGTAAATGGAACATCAGGCACACAAGGACCGCAAGGCCCACAGGGACCCAGTGGATTAAATGGACCACAAGGCCCTAGTGGATTGAACGGCCCACAGGGACCACAAGGCCCAAGCGGAGTAAATGGAACATCAGGTACACAAGGTCCACAGGGACCCAGCGGATTAAATGGACCACAAGGACCCAGCGGATTAAATGGGCCACAAGGACCGCAAGGACCGCAAGGACCAAATTTAACTGTTAGCAGTACTGCACCTGTCTCGCCTAATGTGGGTGCACTATGGTACAATACCAATACCGGACGAACTTATGTTTACTACGAATCTTATTGGATAGATTCTAGTCCAGCCGAAATGGGACCACAAGGTCCAACAGGACCACAAGGTAGTGCTGGTAATACAGGACCACAAGGGCCTACTGGAGCGCAAGGACCACAAGGACCAACCGGAATAGGCCAGCAGGGATTGCAAGGACCACAAGGTGTACAAGGACCGCAAGGAACTATCGGAGCAAGTACTTGGACACCTGTAGTTAATCCTGCTGGAAATGCGATTCAAAATGGTACAAATGGATTACAATATACCAAAGTAGCAGGAACCAATGGAACGTTTGATACACAGGTATACAGTACCCAAGGTTTTGTTTTTGGTGCGTATGCAAGTGCCAGTGGATCAAGTACTACTAACTTAGGTATAATGTTTGGTCTAAGCCAACAATCAAACCTAACACTCAATGTAGGATCTCCTCCTACACCTGCAATTGATTATGCTTGGTATTTTATTAATGGTACTGCTATTGTATATTTGAATGGAACTAATAGCGGTACACAATTTTCATATATTACATCAGATGTATTTACAATAACATACGATGGGTCTATTGTAAAATTCTTTAAGAATGGAGCGTTTGTTTATTCTGTAGCAAGATACCCTGGTGCTGCTTTGTACTTTGCAAGTAGCTTTACCACATTGAACGGAAGTCTTACTAACATAGCTTTTGGACCAATGGGCACAGGCCCACAAGGACCGAGCGGTGTGCAAGGACCAACAGGACCACAAGGAGTACAAGGACCAACTGGAGTACAAGGACCACAAGGACCAAGCGGTCCTCAAGGAGCAGCTAGTTCAGTTCCTGGGCCACAAGGACCGACTGGGATAGGTGTACAAGGACCGCAAGGACCGCAAGGACCACAAGGAACCGTTGGACCACAAGGACCATCGGGTCCAACCGGAATAGGTGTACAAGGACCACAAGGAACCGTCGGACCACAAGGACCGCAAGGACCACAGGGAGCTGCTGGTAACGGATCTTGGACACCTGTATTAGTTGGCACCGCAGTCCAAAGTACTGCAACTGGCTATACTTTTAGCAAAACAGGTGCAACTACTGCTTACGACAGTCAGGTATATAGTGTACAAGGATATCTAAACGGATCTTTTTGTTCTTTTAGAGCATCTAACACTAATCAAATATATGCTGGCTTGGCGTTGAATCCTACTAGCGGGACTACTCCTGCATATTTAGACTACGGATTTAATTTAGTTGGTGGCACATATATAATATATGAAGCTGGTTCTAGCACTGGTATTACTGGTTCTTATAGTGTTGGTACCATATTTACAATAGTGTTTGATGGTAGTTATGTAAGATATTATGTAAGTGGATCGAGTTCGTCTGTCAGAACTGTAGCGGCTTCTCTTCCATATAATCCATTGTATTTTAGTGCTTTATTTTACCAACAAAATTCAGGAATAAACTCTGCGGTGTTTGGCGCAGTTGCACAAGGCGCAGCCGGGCCACAAGGCCCACAAGGACCAATTGGTCCTATAGGAAATATTGGACCACAAGGCCCAGCAGGCCCAGCAGGCCCATCCGGGCCACAAGGCCCAGCAGGTAGTGCAGGTCCAGCAGGTAGTGCAGGTCCAGCAGGTCCAGCAGGTAGTACAGGTCCAGCAGGCCCAGCAGGTAGTACAGGTCCAGCAGGCCCAGCTGGTCCAGGTCTTCCTACAGGAGGAACAGCTGGGCAAGTATTATTCAAAAATAGTACTACAAATTATGATTACTCATGGAGTTACGGTGCAAGAGACTATATTGCTGTTGCTTGCGGTGACGAGTCTACACCAATCGCAACAGGTTCACCTGTTGTGATGACTTTTAGGTTGCCTTTTGCTTGTACATTATGGCAACCGCCTAGAATAAGTGTAACTACCCCATTATACTCCGGAACTTTGACTGTTGGAATAATATATGGTGGCCCAGTTGCTCCCACTCAGTTATGTAGTATTAGCCCAACTTTGTCTACTGGTGCTTACAGTTCAGTCGGGCAAAATACCCAATTGGCAGTAACATCATTGCCCGATGATACACAAATTCAAATTCAATTGACAGGAACGTACAGCGGTGGAGCTGGCTTAAAAGTAATACTTTATATACAAAAAAATGCTTAACAATTAACCAATTTATCACAATTTATTATGTCATTTTTTATTCAATTTTATGTACCATCCTCAAAAGGGGAAGCAGTATTTAATGTGCCCGGCACATACACTTTTGTGATGCCTAGTTATATAAACACAATATCTGCATTTCTTGTTGGAGGCGGCGGTGCCGGAGGCGCCTCATATGGCGGCGGCGGTGGCGGCGGCGGTACAACTTACGGAAATAATATGTTTGTATCTCCAGGGGCAACTTATACAGTTGTAGTAGGTGCAGGTGGGGCAAATAGTGGCCAAGCTGGTGGTAATAGTTCTCTTTCTGTAAGCGGAACGACTACACCTATGCTAAAAGCATATGGTGGTAGCGGTGGATCTGCAGGAAACAGCAATACTGGTGGTGGGGGTGGCGGTGCTGGTGGGTTTCGTTCGACAATGGAGGCAGGGGGAGTAGGGGGCAGTGCACTTAATTGTGGTTCACCTAGTTTATTTTCAGGTGGTGCAGGAGGTATAGGGGGGACCAACAATCCTCCTAATTTATGTTTTGGGTATCAATACACTTGTGGCAATGGCTCATCAGGTGGTGCAGGAGGAAGCGGCAATAGTCAAAACAATGGCGGTTCTCCAGGAAAATGGAACTCTGGTATGGAATATTACTTTAATGTTCTTGGATATGATGAGAGCTTCTATTATTATGTTACTGCCGGCGGCGCAGCAGCTTGGAATGGTGCACAAGGAGGTGGAGGAATAGGTCTTCATGGGAATATAGCCCCAGCAGGTCAACATGGTTTAACCAATAATCCTGCTAGTACGAACATCGTCAAAGGCGGTACTTATTGGCAGCTAAATGGAGCCTCTGGCGGTGGATCTGGGGGATGCAATGGTGGCAGCTCTTGTGGGGGTAACTACGGCGGCGGTGGCGCTGGAAGTTATGCTGGAGGTTCTGGGGGCAGTGGAGCAGTTAAGATTGTTTACCCCGGGGGCACTAGAAAATATCCATATACTGATGTGGCAACTGACTATCATATACTAATAACTAACTAATCTCAAATTCCGATTCTGCAGGTATAGCTAAATATACAAAGCCATATGAGATTACGGGATGACACAACAGATAATTAACCTTGGAACCGGTCCAAATACACAGACCGGAGAGACAATCCTAACTGCATTCGTTAAAGTTAACGACAACTTTACCGAACTTTATGCGGCTCTCCAAGGTAACGGCGCCGATAATCTAATCGGCAACACCATAACAGCCAATAATTTTGTTACAACTGGTAACATCAGAACTGGTAATATTGCAGCTTATGGTAATATTGCTACAATAGGCAATATTATAGCCAGCGGATTCTTCTATCCCAACGGTAAATCAATACTAGGTACAGATGCAATCAACACAGATTTGTTGCCGTTAACGGGCAACATATTCAGTATAGGTTCCAATGCATATCCATGGGCTGCAGCAACCATTGCTAATAGTATTACATTAGGTGGTCATGTATTAGAGTTTAACGCTCAAAATATTCTAACAGTTGATGGAATACCATTTAGAGGTAGCTACAGTGATGCTAACGTAGCTGCTTATTTGCCATACTATGGCGGTCCCATAACAGTATCAAATATCTATATTAACAGTACTGATATTACAACGGACGGGACACATTTATTTGTCAATGGTTCGTTAGTAGCTGGTAATTACAATAATTCTAATGTGGCAGCCTTTTTACCTACCTATGGTGGACAGATATCTGCTTCTAATATTGATCTCGGCGGATACGGTATTACAACAGACGGTAATACAATATATCTAAATGGCAAGTCGATTCAAAGTAATTATGGTGATGCAAATGTAAGAGCACTGTTACCGACTTATTCCGGAAACTTAAATAGTATCAACGGAATTACAGCATCTAACCTTACTGCCAATAATGCCAGTATTAGTAATGTACTTTATTTAGATACCAGTACAATCACTGCAGTAAAAAATACATTATATGTAAACGGTGTACCAATTACTGGTACGTATACTAACTTATCGGTTGCCGCTTATTTAGATACTTACTTGCCAGCACATAGTGGTAACTTAAATGCTATCGACAACTTAAATGCCAATACTGCAAACATCTACCAAACATTATATTTGAATGGATCGGCGCTAACGGTTGTTAATAATCAATTGTTTGCAAACGGTGTGCCCATTACTGAAACATACAGTAATACAAACGTTCATTCATACTTGCCAACATATACTGGTACACTAAACAATTTAACAAGTGTTAGCAGTAATGTATTAGTAGCAACAGCCAATTTGGTATTAGATGGTGCAACACTAACAGTAGTAAATAATCAACTATACAGTAACGGGATTCCAATTTCTGGTACTTATAGCAATGCCAACGTAGCACAGTACTTGCCAATTTATTTTGGCAATATGAATTTAGTTAATAACTTAACTGCTAATATTGTTGAAACAGTTAAAAATCTGGTATTGGATTCTACCAGCGAAGTTGTTGGTAATATTATTCCTAGTTTAGATTTAACTTATACCTTAGGTAATACCACAAATAGATTTAAGAGTTTATATGTCGGTGGCAATACAATTTATATTGGCAATCAATCGATATCAAGCAATGCTACACAAATTACTCTTAGTAATGCTGTTAGCACAGGCAATGGTTTCTTTGGCGGCAATGTTTACATTTCTGGATTTGCAAATGTAACTGGAGATATTACTGCCAATAATATAAATGCCAATACAAATATTCTTGCTGGAGGCAAAGTTGCAGTAGTTGGTACCATTGATGCGGATAGTAACATCACTGGCGCAAATTTAATCAGTAACGGCACAGTTAGTACTGGTACCTTAACAGTTGCAACAACTGCAACTGTAACTGGCAATGCTACTGTTGGAAACTTAATTACTTCAGGTAATATAAGCGGCGTTAATACATTATTTGCCAATGCTGCTAATTTAATTGGAAATCTTACTGCTGGTAATTTAACTTCTGCGGGTACGTTGACAATTGGTACAATAACTGCCAATGGCAATATAACCACAACTGGATCAATTAATTCAACTGGTGGCATAACCGGCGGAAATATTACCAGTAATGGATATGTTAGTACATCTACTTTATATGTTGCATCTACTGCAAATATTGCAAGCAATTTAACTGCTGGTAATATATCTACCTTAGGTAATGTAGCTGCTGGTTACTTTATCGGTAATGGTAGTTTATTAACAGGAATTGATGCTACACAAATTAGATACCAATTGTTATCTAATGTAAAAGTTGGCAGTGATGGAAATATTACATTTAGTACTAATACTAATCCCAACACCGCAGTATTCAGTGATCAAGCATTTACATTCTACAGAGATTTATTTGTAGATGGTAATATTGTTGCTACCGGAAGTATTACTGCAAACGGTAATTTAATATTAGGAAATGCTGCAACTGACACAGTTCAGTTCGGAGCAGAAGTTAGCAGTGATATACTACCTAGTCTAACACTCACTTATAATTTAGGTAGTCCCGCTAACCAATGGAAAGGTATATATGCAGGTACTGCTAATGTTACTACATTAACTGCAAGCGGAAATATAACTGCTGGTAATATTGCTACTAACGGTTCTGCAAATATCGGAACATTAACAGTAACCAATACTGCCACAATATCAGGTAATTTGTCGGCAGGTAATATTTCTACACTGGGCAATATTACTGCTAACTCAGTTACTGCAACTGGTAACATATCTGCAGCGTACTTTAGTGGAACTTTTGTTGGTAATATTGTTAGTAATAACTTATTAGGCAATACAATTCCTTTAGGAACTCCTATAGATCAAAACTTTGTAAATGGTGCAATTGGTACTTGGACCAGTACCACTTCGGTTACTGATGCTATTGACCAATTAAACGAAGCAATGCTTAACATACAGGCCAACACATATGTTAAGAGCACAAGTTTTATTGCTACTCCTACCAGTGGTGGCGCAGGCACATTGGTTACATTAACCATTAGTTCAGTAGGAAACCCAAATCATTATAATGTAAATTGGGGAGATGGCGGGTTCAGCAATGCAGTTACTACAGTAACTCCTAGTTATACATATACCAATAATGCACTAAGTCCATTTACAGTTTCTGTTACTGCTTATAATAATCTTGGTTATGGTGCTGGTAGTAGTGCTAGTTTTACACGTACGAATTATATTGTAATTTATACTGCTGATCCTGTTATGGGATTTGGACTGTACAGAGCAAATGTTGGCGGGTCTTCGTTGTCCGGCAACAATCTTTATACCAATATTGGCCAACCGATTTATCTACAGAACAGTACAACAAACACAACAATGGCCAATGTTACTTACACTATTAACTTTGGTGACGGTACTGCAAATGCAGGTGTAAGTAGTGATAGTCAACCCGGCGGTGTGTTAGGTAGTAGATATGCTTACACCTACAGTAACAGCAGTGGAACAAGTCAAGATACTGTTACATTAACACTGACCAGTCACACCACTGCAAATCCTGCAAGTATTCCAAGGAATACTACTGCATTGCTAAAAGTATACAATCCAAATATTTCAGCTCCAGATGGATTAAGTGCAAAAACAATTACCTTCACTGGTAATACTGGTACAGGTCCTTACTTGGCAGCAAACTTTGCCAATAATACCAACGGTGCAGTTACTATTACTGCTGGTAATCCTATTGCTAGAACCGTAGCAAATACTGGCACAGTTAACACAGTAACAATGTCTTCTTATGCTTATAATGCATCAGCTGGTACATTGTCTGCTTATGTAAACAACAGTAATAACGGAAATGTTTCATTGTCAATAAGTGACAACTCCAGCACATATGGTGCATTGGTTGTTGCTGGCGAAAGTGATTATAATTTATTAACCAATGCAGGTGTGTCGACTACTTTTGCAGCATCGACTTATGCACCTGGGCTATATCAAGGCTTTGAAGCATACATTGCTGCAAATGCCAGCACATTGAACAGTGGCGTAAACAATTTCAAATTATCACATTCTACCACAGGTAATACAAATGTTGTGGAATTTGCCAAAGACTTTTTAACAGTTACTCCGTCAATTGATTTAACCAGTGCACACATTTATGAAAGTGCTGCTGGTACATATAGATATATTTCTGGTATACCTTATTATAATACAGGTAGCCCTCAGGTTACTGTTAGCGGTGTCAAAATATACAATTGGATTGGTCAAACATATTCTGGACCAGTTAGTTCAGTAAATCCATTTACTGTAAATCCTGGAACAAATATAGAAAGCACTAGCGGTAATATTATTGTTTCCCAGACCAAAACTTATGGTAACTTGGACGGTAATGTAACATATTTGAGCGGAGGAGTTCCATTGGCGAATACTGGAACTGTTAGCAGCTATTCCATTGGAAATCAAACTGTAAATATCGGAGGTGTTGCCAGTACTGCAGCAGTTCAAACATTGGCTTTTGTTGCCAACAATGTAAACGGAACAGGTACCAGTTCAACTTATGCAACAGCAAACATACAGGTGTTTAATGCTACTCCGTCGGGATTTGTTGAAACTGCAATACCTTGTACAATAACCGATACCAATGGTGCAAATGCTGCTCCTGCAATTCGTATAGTAATAAGTGGAGCCAGTGGAGCAACGCCTGCGTATTCTAGTAGTACAAATTATTATGCAAACCGTGTATGGAGTGGAGCACAAACAGTTGCTGGAACCGATGAAGCAGTAGTTCGTTGGAATCAATTAAAATTCTTTAACACAGATTTAAGTACAGGCTACTTGCCAGTGGGACCAAACTTAGCCACTGGTCGTAGTAGCGGGTACCAATACTTCCGTGGTGCGTTTGCTCGTACAGGGCGCAATAGTTGGAATGTTACTATTACTGGAAAAATATCTGGACTAAAATTTGCAGTGCCAGGTACCAGCATAGACACACTGCCTTATACCACCAATGGTTGGTTAGATGCTACAGTTGCATATTACGGATCTGGTGTTGCTGGAGCATTTACTAGTGGGTGTGCAACCTCTACTCCAGTTCCGATAAGTACAGTAATATCTGGGACAACTTACGGAATAACATTAGGTACAGGTAGTACAAGTGCCCCGGGCAATACTGGTAACCAAGTTTTATTCAGTATTGTATTGGGTCCTACAGATTATATAACCTCTTGGAGTTTTAGTTAATGGCAGTCTCAGATACACAAAAAGTTGATTACCTTTGGAAAAAGATAGGTTATGGCGCGACTAAAACCACGCTAGGTAATCTGAGACAAGGGTATGAGGAGCCGAATCCAAGCCCTTTGTTGTTACGTGGTGACCACGTATGGACACAGTCTGGACAGATCCCTACTCCAATTCCCAGTGCCAACACCAGTATTGTTGCAGTTTACAATAATAGTTTGAATAATGTTGTCCAGTGTACAATGGATAATACTGTTCTTACCAACATCACTTGGAATACTGGTCTGACAAATTGGATTCCTCCAGAAATAGATCCCAGCTATTTACTACAGGTATTCATTGCCAACAGCACCGGCATTAACGGAAATTTATCAGGTAAGTCATACACACAAATACAAGCCGCTGGAATTAACAACGACGGTTGGTTCTTTGATTACCAGTCTGGTATATTAAACTTCAATGATGCTAATGTTCCCGCTGGATTAATCACTGGTAAAAGCATTTATGTAACCGGTGCACGATATACTGGACAATTTGGTGTAACTGGCACCAGTACTGGATCTTTTGGTAATCTTTCTTTTGCTAATACTACTATTAGCACTACCAGTACCAACGGTAATTTGGTATTATCTCCCAACGGTACTGGGGTAGTTTATATACAAAATGGTGCAGTAGTTAATGGCAATGTAACTGCCAATTACTTTATCGGTAACGGTGCTTACTTAACCAATGTTCCTGCTAATTCTATTACAGGATTAGATTTAAGTAGAATCTATAACGGTAATACCAATGTTGCAACTTATGCAGACGGTAATGCCACTATCAGCAGTTACGGCTACGGAAATATTGCAACATTTAATAATACTGCAATTACCTTTTATAGAGACTTTAATGTAGCAGGAAATATTGTTGCAACTGGTAGTATTACTGCTAACGGCAATTTGATATTAGGTAACAGAACAACTGATACAGTTGTGTTTGGAGCAGAAGTCAATAGTGATATTATACCGTCGATCACCAATACATATAATCTTGGTAATGTTTCTTATCAGTGGAATGCCATTTATTCGCAGTCTGGTTACATATCTGCAAATCTTACAGCCGGTAATATCAGTACTGGTGCATTGTCAGCTAATACTATTTCTGCCACTGGCAATTTGTCTGCAGGAAATATAACAACAACTGGCACACTAACTGCTGGTAATATTAACAGCAACGGAACAATAACTGCAGGATCTTTTGTTGGTAACTTTACCGGAAATATTACCGCTAACATTACAGCTGCAGGACAAGATACTTTTGTACTGTTTAACGACGGTGGTATAATAAGTGCAAATGCAGGGCTTGCATTTAGCAAAACCAGTAACTTGTTAGCAGTTGGTTCTACTGTTTTAGTTGGGTCCGGAATCGGCGGTAATGTAACAGGTGCAAATTTAATTCTTGCTAATATAGTTGTTGCAAATAATACATTTACTGGACCGATTGGTGCAATTGCGCCAAACACTGCAATATTTACAAGCGAAAGTGTTAGCGGTAATTCTGTAGTAAACGGATTAACTGTTAACACCAGTGCAGTAATTGGCACAACATTACAAGCAAAAAGCGGATTACAAAATACAGTAATTGGTAATGTAACACCCAACACTGGTAATTTTACTAATATAACCGCAAGTGCAGGCGCCAATGTTACAGGAAATCTTACTGTAGATAGTATAACAGTCAATAGTTCTGTAGTAACAGGTAGAACATTACAAGCATTGGGCGGCATACAAAATACAGCAATTGGTAATAGTTATGCTAGTACCGGTTCTTTTACTACACTAACATCTGGTGGATTGGTAACATTTAATACTGGATACGATTCAGGCACTAGTTATATTAATGGTACTAGTCAAAATACTTTTGCAGTCCGCGGCGAGCAAGTTGGCGTTAACACCATTAGTTGGGTACCAAATGCAAGTTTCCAAATTAACGGTACAGATAGTTTATTATTACCAGTAGGTAATGTATTACAAAGACCAGCAACTGCAACTGCTGGTATGATAAGATACAATTCTCTTTTGAATAATATAGAATGGTTTGATGGTAATGTATGGACAGTTCCTATTACATCATTTAGTGTAGCCACTTCTAATATTCAATACGGAGACGGATCAAGTACACGATTCACATTGCCTGTTGGTAATGCAACTACTGCAGGTACTATGGTTAGTATCAATGGTATTGTACAAGAACCTATTAATTCGTATACTGTGACTGATTCTTATGTAGATTTTACAGAAGCACCATTGGATACTGATGTAATTGATTTTAGAATATTTACATTAACTCCGTCTGTTATAGTTGATGCAGGTAATATTAGTAATATTAGTTTTAGTGGCGGAGGCGGAGCAGCTGCAACAGTAGTCGGTAATACGGCACCTACAAGTCCTACAATAGGACAATTATGGTATGATAATTCAACAGGACGAACATACATATATTATTCTGGAAGTTGGGTAGAAGCTAATCCAAGCGCACCAGGACCCAGTGGGCCACAAGGTCCAATTGGTAGTACTGGCCCAAGCGGACCACAAGGGCCTTCTGGCCCAAGCGGACCTCCCGGACCCAGTGGCGGACCAAGCGGAGCACAAGGACCACAAGGACCAACAGGGACTGCCGGACCACAAGGACCAACAGGGACTGCCGGACCACAAGGACCAACAGGGACTGCCGGACCACAAGGACCACAAGGACCAACAGGGACTGCCGGACCACAAGGACCACAAGGACCAACAGGGACTGCCGGACCACAAGGACCACAAGGACCAACAGGGACTGCCGGACCACAAGGA